ACCGTAGTTGTGACACGTTCGTTAGCGAGCTGTTACTGACCTACGAGGGCTTGATCGAAGGCTACCGACTCTACCTAACAGGCCGAGGAAACTTTAGGCACGTATACGCTGTCACTGCGCCCTACAAAGGCAATCGCAAGAAGCGCCCGCCTCCTCGTTATCTGAAGCAGATTCGACAGCACCTCATAAAGAACTGGGGCGCTGCTGTGGTAGACGGCGAGGAAGCGGACGACGCGATAGCTATAGACGCGACCACATACGGCGGTGGGGCCATCATGGCCTCCATCGACAAGGACTTCGATCAGATACCCGGAATCCACTACGACTTCATCAAGGGCAGAGAGTATGTCGTTGGTGAAGTCGAGGGACTCAAGTTCTTCTACCAGCAGATCATCACCGGAGACGCTATTGACAACATCATTGGCGTCGACGGGATGGGCAAGGCTGGAGCTGAGGAGCTGATACAGGGATGTCGGAACGAGATGGATATGTGGGACATAGTCAGAGACCAGTTAGGCGACGAGCGTGCGTTAGAGAACGCTAGGTTGTGCTGGCTGCGCAGGGAAGCAGGACAGGTATGGGAACCACCAACGACACGGAGTAAGGAGAAGGTCTGGTATGGGAAAGCAGAGAGTACAACGCACTAGGGCAGGCAACACGTGGACGGAGGCTCGCTACTGGCAGTTCATTCGTTCAGCTCTACGGCAGGCGTACTCTCGCTACCCTGCCAAGTTCCAAGCTAAGAAGGCTGTAGAGCGTCTGGTGACAGGTAAGAGACACAAGTACGAGTACAAGTGTGCCGAGTGTAACGACTGGTTCCAAGGCAAGGAGACCCAAGTTGACCATATAGTAGGAGCAGGCAGTTTGAGTAGCTATGACGATCTACCGGGTTTTGCAGAGCGTCTGTTCTGCGAGGCTGAAGGAATGCAGGTGCTGTGCAAGCCATGCCACCAGCTTAAAACTAATGCTGAGAGGAAGGAGAGGAAACGATGAAACACTTCATCATTCCAGATACACAGGTAGTTCCGGGTTCTCCCACCGACCACCTGCGATGGGCAGGGGAGTACGCAGTAAAGCATAAGCCAGACGTTATCGTACACATAGGCGACCACTGGGATATGCCGTCACTGTCTAGCTATGATAAGGGCAAGAAGTCTTTCGAGGGACGCCGCTACTTGGCTGACATCGAGGCTGGGAAGAAGGCAATGAAAGCCTTCCTCAAACCTATCAGAGACGAGCAGAAGCGCCTACGGAAGAACAAGAAGACGGTATGGAAGCCGCGCTTAGTGTTCTGCATAGGCAACCACGAGAACCGCATCGTTCGCGCTGTGGAAGACTCGCCGGAGCTGGAGGGTTTGATGTCCTTCGACGACTTCGGGCTAGAGGGGATGGGGTGGGAAGTGATACCCTTCTTAGAGGTGGAGGTGATAGACGGCGTAGGGTATAGCCACTACTTCACCAGTGGCGTCATGGGCCGCCCTGTAAGCTCAGCACGAGCGATGGTGACCAAGAAGATGATGAGCTGCGTTATGGGTCACGTGCAGGACAGAGACATAGCCTACGCGAGACGCGGAGACGGTGTACAGGTGACTGGTCTGTTTGCTGGTATCTTCTACGTTGGAGATCAAGGCTACTTAACACCGCAGACCAATGCTTCATGGCGTGGTGTGTGGATGTTAAACGAGGTAGATGATGGCAGCTTCGACGAGCTACCAATCTCCCTGAACTACTTACAGAAGAAGTACGGAGGCAGCGCATGAGTCTGACATTTGAGGAGGTTAAGGAGAGGTTGTCGCGCATAGACGAGGTCTCTATACTGGAAGTGCTGGAGATCAACACACAGGACATCCTAGACAAGTTCGAGGATAAGATACTAGACAACATAGACATCCTAGCCGAAGAGTTAGAGGAGGACGACCAATGAGCATTGATGAAGCAACAGCAGCAGAGTGGGACGCACTCAACAGAGCAGCACTGATGACACCCACATATGTAACCAAGGGCCTGAAGGAGCCAGACTCTATTAACCCAAGCCACTACAAGGGCAACGGCATTGAGTGCATCGACTACATGAAAGAACGACTCGATATATTCGCCTTCCTAGGCTATCTCAATGGCAACGTCATTAAGTATATGCACAGGTGGGAGTACAAAAACGGCATTGAAGACTTGCGTAAGGCTCGCTGGTACTTAGACAGACTGATTGAAGAGGAAGAAGGGAGACCGAAATGAGCATACAAGAGTTACTTGGTTTGTGTACAAAGTGGAGCAGCGAACGCGGCATACTTGTCAACGGCACACTGCCAACACAAGCTCTAAAGCTAGTTAGCGAGGTGGGCGAGCTAGCCGACAACGTAGCTAAGCACCGAGACATCAAGGACGACATAGGAGACTGCGTGGTTGTGCTTAACAACTTAGCTATTATGTCAGACACAACATTAGAAGAGTGCTTAGGAGTAGCCTACGACGACATCAAAGATCGCAAAGGTTATCTCAACGGCGCTGGTATATTCATCAAAGACTCAGACAGGAAAGCAACATGACAGAATTCAGAAACAGCTTCGGCGAATCAATCTTCCGCCACAAGTACGCTCTTAACGAGACTCAGACATGGGCTGAGAAGGCAGAGGACATCGTCAAGGACGTAACCACCGGACTGCTCTCCGACGAGGATGCTAAGTTCCTCGAAGACTCCATCAAGTCCTTCAAGTTCATGCCGGGAGGGCGCTACATCTACTACGCAGGTAGGCAGGCGTCGTTCTACAACAACTGCTATCTACTTAAAGGCGAGGAGGACACCAGAGAGGAGTGGGGAAGGCTAGCACAACGCGCCAGTGACTGTCTGATGAGTGGAGGAGGCATAGGCATCGACTACAGCGTGTTCCGTCCTAGCAACTCACCACTGGGCCGTACAGGGGGTACGGCGTCAGGGCCACTACCTCTGATGAACAGCATTAACGAGATAGGCAGGAACGTAATGCAGGGTGGTAGTCGCCGCAGCGCTATCTACGCTTCACTGAACTGGCAGCACGGGGACGCTGAGGCGTTCTTAGCGGCTAAGGACTGGCACTCTATCGAGGTGGCTCCGGGTGTTTCAGTGTTCGACGCGAAGCAGCACAACTTTAACTTCCCTGCGCCGCTAGACATGACCAACATTAGCCTGAACTATGACGACAAGTTCCTCGACGCTATTGACAACGGTTACCTGCCCGAGACATTCGTGCAGAACTGCCGCCAAGCAATGCAGACAGGAGAGCCGGGATTCAGCTTTAACTTTGGAGACAAGGAGAATGAGACACTTAGAAACGCCTGTACTGAAGTCACTAGCGAAGACGACAGCGATGTTTGTAATCTCGGGAGTATTAACATCGGCGCTATTGATAGCATCGATGAGTTCCGAAAGATCGTCCGGGTTGCTTCCATGTTCCTCGTTGCAGGAACTCTCACCGCAGACCTCCCCACCAAGAAGGTCTACGCAGTCAGGGCTAAGAATCGCCGTCTGGGCTTAGGCTTGATGGGAATGCACGAGTTCTTACTGAAGCGCGGTAGCAGCTATGAGGTGACAGAGGAGCTGCACCGTTGGTTAGAGGTGTATCGTGATGAGTCTGAGCGCGCAGCAAACGCTATGTGTGATGAGCGTCAGATCAACCGTCCAGTAGCGTACAGGGCTATTGCGCCAACAGGCACTATCGGCATCCTCGCAGGCACAACGACAGGCATCGAGCCGCTGTTCGCTGTTGCCTACAAGCGGCGCTATCTAGTTGGAGGCGACAAGTGGAAGTACGAGTACGTGGTGGATGCTACAGCTGCTGACTTGATTGAGACGCACGGACTAGACCCGAACAATATCGACACGTCGTCATCTATGGTTGATGACTTCGAGCGGCGACTGAAGTTCCAAGCTGACGTGCAGGACTACGTTGATATGAGCATCAGCTCTACGATCAACCTGCCATCATGGGGCAGTGAGGGTAACAACGAGAGCAGGGTGATGGAGTTTGCACACATACTAGCTAAGTATGCGCCGCGTCTCCGTGGCTTTACCTGCTACCCGGATGGAGCACGAGGAGGCCAGCCACTAACCACGGTTAGCTACAAGGAAGCAATGAAGCACAAAGGCGTAGTGTTCGAAGAGAACAGCGAGACTGTGTGCAAAGGAGGTGTCTGTGGAATATAAAGTAGCAGGAGTAGACCCGTCACCGGAGGACTTGAGAGACATCCCGTATGCCTCTCCCTTCCTACCGGAGGAGCTTCCCAACAGCGTTGACCTGCGTAGCTGGGTGCTCTCGGTGGAGCAGCAGGGGAGCATCGGTAGCTGTGTCGCCAACGGCGTCACCAGCGCCTGTGAGATGATAGCTGAGCAGCACGGGGACACCTTTCAGTTCAGTAGGATGTTCCTCTACAACGCCACCAAGGCTTACGAGGGGAGGCTAGGGGAGTCTGGGCTGTTCACCCGGAACGCCTACAAGGTGGCTAGGAAGTTCGGTATGCCGCCAGAGGACGAGTATCCTTACGACTTGGCTCAGGATGACAAAGACCCGCCTATGTGGGCCTATGCCGCCGCTGAAGCCTATCGAGTGGAGCGCTTCGAGCGTGTGCTACACTGGCGAGGTAAGACTACCGAGGAGAAGATACACGACGTTAAGTCAGCGCTCCATGAGGGGATGCCGGTAGGCTTTGCCATGGTGGTTAACGAGAGCATCTACGACATGAAGGGAGACCCAGACTTCCAATACTACACCCTGAATGGGAGGGGTAAGAAGGTCATAGGCGGACACTTCATGGTCATTGTAGGCTACGACGACTTTAGCAAGAGGTTTATAGTGCTAAACTCGTGGGGTGAGGAGTGGGGGCACAAAGGGTACGGCTACTTCCCCTACGCCATCGTGGACGAGTCCTTCTGCGAGGGCTACGTAGTCAGGCAGTTTAACGAGTACGAGGTGGAGCGTGAAGTGGGTGTGCATCTGGAGCGTGCCAGCAAGTATCACATCACAGTCACTATAGTGCCTCCTCCTGAGATGGAGGGTAAGACTGTCAGTGTGTGGATGGCTGCTAAGCACGTACCCTCAGGGACTATCTACGTCAGACAGCCGCGTTCTGAGTTTACCGGGACTGCTGTTGGGTTGCAGGAAGAAATATGGCTGCCACTGCACGACGTAGGTCTAACTCCAGTGGTGACTGACTACTTGCTGGGTGATGATAACCTCGTCGATGTTATGACGTGGACGCCGCTGTTGGCGGAGTTCAGTGACGTGGACTTCTACGTAGGCTTTGGAGAAGACCTACTGACAATGCAAGCATACAAAGTGCATTCTATCTAAACGACAGACACAGAAAAGCCCTATAGAGCATCCCAATCTCTATAGGGCTTTTTTTTGCTTACTGCTTTGTCCCGTAACGGACGATCCTAAGGTAGCACAGAGGATTAGTAACGCATTGCTGTACTGCGTATCTCTTCACGGTCATCTTCAGACATTGACTCGAAGATGCGAGCCATGCCAGCTGCAATCTTCTGATCGTCTACAAGACCTCGTTTGACTTGGGTGTTCAGCGCTAGTAGGTGGTTAACTGCCTGCTTGTTAGTAGCCATTCGAGCCAACACTACTGGAGACAGAAGAATCAGACCAGCTGTCATAGCTGTCGTGCTTCCATCGCCGCTGCCTGCTGCTGTGCCTATGGCACCAGTAGCTAGTAGAACCTGTACCTCACGCTGACGCATAGCCAACCCGAAGAGATTGCTTCCGTCCTTCGTAGAGGTGTCAGAGATGGCGTTAACGATGCGCTTGTACTGGTTAAAGTCCTCGTCACCGAGCACAGCCTTAGCCCTAGACAGAGCGTCTGGAGCGCTGAGTTGTAGTGCCCTGTTGCGGAACTTACCTAGGTCAGTAGCCTCGTCCACACCCTTAAACACCCCTTCCATATACCCCTTCTTGATGAACTTCCTAGCTGCATCAGCCGTAGGAGCTGCTGCGTTAGTCAAGTCCATTTTTGCCTTAGCCGCAGTCTCGTAGGCTTTATCGAGGGACTTCATCATCAAGGTAATGTTACTCTCGTTGGTGCTGCTCAGTAGCATCCTACCCAGTGTATCAAACTCCTGAGCGTCTGCTGCGGCAAAGGCTCTACCGAGCTTCTTAGGAAGCAGGCCTGACATCGTGTCAGAGAAGTCCTTGTTCAGCTGTCGATACGTAGCTGCTGCTTCAGGGCTGATAGTGTTGAGTGTGTCATCTACACCCTTCTGTACCGCCTTCTTCAACTGCGTCAGCTCCTTAACGGCTGTAGGGTCAGAGAACGCTGTGTTAGGCATCGCCTTGTTGATGTCACGCTGCAACGCCTTCTCGAAATCGATGATAGCTTCGAGGTTAGCCGTCTTGGCACCAGTGACCTTCTGAGCATCAACCAGTAGGTTGTCTACCAAACCAGATCGGAAG